AAGCCCTAGCAGACCCCTCATACTCGGTGTATGCGTTCCCTAATGAGGTTATGTATGCACCAGCCATAGTGTTAGTGCCTGGCTCGCCTTATGTGCTTTGGCAGACACCGACAAGGTTTGGTGCTCGCTTTACTTTAACTCTGATGGTCCAAAATAACGACAATCAGGGAGCCTTAGTCAATCTTGAAAAAATGATAGAAACTGTTGCATCTCTAATTCCGGACTATGTAACAGTAGGCGATTTTTCACAGCCGACAACTAACGAAGTCGGATCTACTGAATACCTAACAACCGACATCGAACTTGATGTCACAATCAACTAGGAGGGTGCTCTAATGGCACTTAAATACGTCACAGGTCGAGACCTAAACTTGACCATCACAACAGGTGCATCGCCAGTTAGTTACACCAGCGTAGCTAGTGGAGTCACCCTTACACTAGACACCAACCAGCAAGTATTAGAAACCGTTGCAGGTCGCAAGTATGTAACCATTGACCGCACCGCAACACTAACGGCTGAACTCTACCAGGACTGGGGCTCAACCTCACCTGCATCAGTTTGCGAAACCCTATGGGATTTGGCAAAAACAGCACCAGATACTGCCATTGCGTTTAGTTTCACAGCTAATGGTGAAGTATTTACAGGCAATCTTTACCCTAATTTTCCAACCGTTGGCGGCAACGCTACAGATGCTCTGACAGTTTCAGTGTCATTTGTTGTAGACCAGGGCTCAGTAACACACACCTAAGCAATAGAAAGCAGGAACAGTGAAAGTCAAGTACATAAACAATAAAACTGAATACACAGCCGATTTAGACCAGGCTTGGGTGTGGGTGAAGCTCGAGGATGACCTCGGGCTCACCATCACTGAAGCACAAACCAAAATGGGCAAAGGTAGTACCAAAATTATTACCTACGCCATTTGGTTAGCCTCAGAAATACCTACCCCATACAATGACTGGATTAAAAACCTAGAGTCATTTGAGGTAGCTGATGATGACCCAAAAGACACCCAGTCGGAAGCCTAAAAAGGGATTTAGTCCAACTAGCAGTCCATACAGGATTACCGCTACAGGATTTACTTACTTGGTCTCTGGCTGACATAGCAACGGCATGGGAGGTGCTTACAAATGGCAACTAATAACAAAGTCAAAATTGACATCCAAATGGATAAACAAGACAAAGACATGTTATTTAAGGCATTCAAGACCTTACCAAAAGAAGCACAGGATGTACTCCGAGCTGAGACACAGAAACTTGTTGGCACACTAGCTGAGGAAATGAAACGCAAGGCAGCCACAGCGCCTAATCCTAAACAGGCTATGTTGCTGGCTCGCTCTATCAAGGCAAATAAAGACCGAGTGCCTAGCATCACTGTTGGTGGTGGGCGTAAAGTCCCAGTGCAACGCAAGAAAACCCCGGGCAGTCCACAGCCTATGCAGTCAGACTTGCTATTTGGTGCAGAGTTTGGCGTTAGACAAGGTGGCCCAGGCACATTTAAACAGGGTGGGCGCAAGTTTGCTAACTACTCAGGGCGCATGGGTAAAGGCTCTAGGGGTTACTTTATCTTTCCGACATTGCGTAAAAACCAAGATCGTATCCGCCGAACTTATCTTGAAACCGTTTACAAACTGCTTAAAAGAAAATGGGGTCCTGATAAATAATGGCTAACATACGCACACTCAAACTTAATCTGCTTGCAGACACTACAGACTTTGCCAGTGGTATCCGTAAAGCATCGGGACAAACCGAGTCATTTAGCAGCAGTGTTAAATCCTCGATGAAAACCCTAGCCAAGTCAGCAGCTCTTGCTGGTGTGGCTGTAGCAGGTATGGCTGTGGCGTTTGGTGTAGATGCTGTTAAGGCCGCTATTGAGGACCAGAAGTCACAGAAGCAGTTAGCAGTAGCTCTAAAAAATACGACTAAAGCCACTAATGCTCAGATTAAGTCTGTCGAGAAATACATTACTAAACAGCAGATGCAGTTTGGTATAGCGGATGACAAGTTACGCCCAGCCCTTGCAAAACTTACTCGAGCAACTGGGGATGTAACTAAGGCGCAGGATTTATTAAGCCTCTCGCTCGATGTTGCAGCGGGTACCGGGAAATCTCTAGAGTCTGTGACATCCGCAATAGTTCGAGCACAGGGAGGTAATCTAACCTCGCTTAAAAAACTTGGTGTGCCACTATCTGAGAACATTATTAAAACAAAAGACCTTGCAGCGGCTAATGAAATTTTGGGCAAGTCCTATGGTGGCGCAGCTCAGGCTAACGCTGACACCTTTGCAGGCAAGTTAGCAATCTTTAATCAGGCAATCGGTGAGGCTAAAGAGTCAATCGGTGGAGCAATCCTTGAAGCAATCCAACCTTTTGCGGAAAGATGGCTACCCAAAATTGCTACAGGTGTGCAGGATGTAATTGACGGCTTTCAGGGTAAAGGTGGCAAAGGCTCAGGCGTAGCACTTGGCGAGTCAATTAAAAATGTCGCTACTGCTATTGGCGATTTTATTTCAGCAATAAATTCAGGTGATGACGGCAAGCAAAAATCTTTAGCACAAAATGTTCAATCTATTGCAGATGCTTTTAATTCTATTGCTGTAGCAATCGGAAAGGTCACAAATGCATTTGAGAAATTCCAAAAATTCTTGGATACTCCTGCAGGTAGACTTCTTATAAAACTTTACGGATTTACCCCCAATGAACTTATTAGAAAGCAAATTGTGAAATTGGGAGATGAAGCACCTGAGCCTAAAAAGGCTTTAGGTGGTCCAGTTACTAGGGGCAAGAGTTACTATGTGGGCGAATATGGGCCAGAATTATTTACGCCTATGGGTGGTGGCACAATCACACCTAATCACCGTCTCGGTGGTGGCGGAGTAACAATCATTATGAACGGCATTGTTGATGGTGAGTCTGCTCGCCGTAGCATTGAACGAGTATTGCAACAGTCCAGCATCCGTACTGGGGCAGTAAATGTTAATGGTGTGGCGCTGTAATGGCTGACTATTTAACGATTAACAACTATGGCGTAGATGACTATGCCATTATCACTAGCCTGAGCTGCACTCATGGCCGTAGTGACATTAACCAACAGCCATCACCTAGTACTTTTAGAGCATCATTACAGCTGACCCCGGGCGCTACTTTCCCTACCTCGATCACATTGGGCTCTCAGGTGTTGTGGCAGATTTACGACTCAACAGGCTATGACGATAAACGCATCATTTTTTTTGGCACTATCTCGGACATACAAACCAGTTTGCAATGGTCAAACGGTAATGGCATTTACTTTTACGAGATTACAGCTGTGGACTATTTAGCCACATTAAGCAATAAAACCACTACATCGAGTTTTGCCAAACAGTATGCAGGCACTCGCATTGCCGCTATTTTGACTGCCTTTGGGTATGACACCACAGAAATTACTACGCCAGGCGATTATGAAATCAAGGCGCACTCATCGGGCACTGTCACAAATGCCCTTACATTGGCTCAAGAGGCGGCTCAGTCCTCAATGGGCATTTTGTATTGCCAGCCAAACTCTAATGGTCGTATTAAGTATCAGACCTATTTAGACCGTAAAGCGAACACAGAGATTAGTCTCTCGACAGATGATGTTTTATCTGGTGACTATGTGCTCAATACATCGACCAATACTGTGGTTAATCAGGTTACCCTGAACTATGGCTCAGGTGGAACTGGTACTACCTATGACGACACCACTAGCCAAGCGACTTACGCCATACGCTCAGGCACTCGAGATACTACTTTGCACAATTTGGCTGATGCTAATAGTCAGGCACAAATACTGCTGGCTTCTCGTAAAGCACCATCTATAGGACTAACCTCACTATCGGTCAATACAGCGGTTATCAGCGATGCACTTAATACAAGCCTTGCTCAGGTTGAGGTAGGTACTCGCATAGTTATCTACGATCTACCTACACCAGAATTACAATCGTTCGAGGGCTTTATCGAGGGCTACACATGGACCTCAGCCCGGGGGCAAAACATTATCCAAATGACCTTAAGCAATGCTGACGAACTTTACCCATACACTTTATGGAACGACCTAAACGGCACAGACACATGGAACACCTACGCACTAGCTACTACTAAATGGAGTGATCTCACCTAATGGCAACTACAACTAATAACGGCTGGACAACGCCAAATGACACTGACTTAGTACGCAATGGTGCTAGTGCTATTCGCTCATTGGGCACCGCTATTGACAGCTCCTTAAAAAAATTGACTTACACAAATATTACTCCCAGTTATGGTGGTACTGGTTGGTCTTTCGGAAGCACTGGATATTCAGCCGATGCTAACTGGGCGCAAACAGGAAAGACTGTATTTTTTGACGGCACAATTACCGCAGGTACAAGCATTACAGCAGGGTCTGGGGCTTTCAGCGTTGTGTTACCAGTAAACTCAAACACAGGCACCACAGAATTTACGGGTACAGGCATGTTTTACGATGCTAGCACTGGCGATTATTACCCTTGCGAAGTTCGCATAAGCAATACTTATTTATCCTTTTACTTGCTGAATTCCGCTGGAACATATCTTAAAGCCGTTGAATTTAATACTACCAACAAGCCCGTAACAATAGCCCAAAATGACCAATTTATCTGGTCTGTTGTATATCAAGGAGTCTAAACATGACCGAAACACCTAAAAAGGCAGTCGCTAAACCATCAGCGTTTAAGGCTCCAGTATCTGACAAGGTGACTTGTGAGTTCGGCAAGCAGGGACAAGTCTGGGCTGCTGGTTATCACACTGGGGTTGATTACGGCTCTAAGCGAGGTACACCAGTCACTGCTGTGGCTGATGGCATCATTATTGCCGCCAACTGGGGACCTGCATACGGACTGCAAGTTATCATCCAACATGGCTCACATCGTTTCTTATACGGACATTTGCAGGATAAAGAGCCGATAGCCGCCGGTACTCGAGTCAAACAGGGACAGCGCATAGGCCATAGTGGGGCAACAGGATCTAGTAACGCTGGGCCACACCTACACCTTGAAGCAAGAACCTTGCCATACCGATACGCCGTTGATGCTGTAGACCCGAGGAAGTGCCTAAAATGAGCAAGTCAAGATTTTCATACGCCAACTTGCCAAAACCTATTTCGTTTGGCCTTATTGCGTTCCTAGCCTCATGGCAGGCTACAGAGTTCAGCCTTGAGTATCGCTCAATTATGGGTGCTATTGTCGCTGGGCTCATGGGCTTTCTAAACCCTGAATTATCGAACGACACACCGCATTCTGACTAATGTTGTAAAACTGTCGCTAATCTGTGCTACTGTCCTAGACATGACACAACTACTAACAGCGAGCCAGGCAGCGCAGTATTTCCAAGTGTCGAGGCAGACCCTTGTTAATTGGGAAAAAGCAGGCACAATTACGACTTACCGCATTGGTGGCATTGTTCGTTATGTAGTCGATACTCAGAAAAGAGAACAGCAAAATGCAAAAAAGAATAACTAACGCACTGAGACTGGCACACTTAGCCTCAGCTGTAACACTAGGCATCTTGATTTCAATCTCAGAGGCCGCACCACTACGGATGCTTTACGGAGCGTTTGCAGTATTTATCGCTTTGGTAGTTTCCTACCGGGCATTGTATGTAATCAAGAAACCTCGCACATACTCCGATAACCCAATAGACGATCAAGTACGCCGAGACCTCGGCATTAAAGACTAGACAAGGATAGGGAACAGCAACCCATGACATTTAACATGAACGACTATGTGGATGTAAAAGAACGCATCGCACAGTTTTACGCAAAATACCCAGAGGGTTCAATCCAGTTTGAGTACAAGGGCACACTAGAAAGCAACCCCGACATGATTTGGGGCATTGCTTACGCTTATCGAACAGCGACAGATGAACGCCCAGGCATCGGCACAGCTGCTGAACTGGCAATCGGCAAAACCACCTTTACTCGAGGGTCTGAACTTATGAACCTAGAGACAAGTGCCTGGGGTAGAGCAATAGGCGCACTTGGTATTGGTCTGGGTAAGTCTGTGGCTACCAAACAAGAGGTCGAGGCTGCAAAGGCTCGCCAAGAGTCCTCAGATGACCCCTGGGACGAGAAACGGCCATTACCTACCAAGAACACCACTAAAGGCAATAAAGGTTTAGATGGCGAAATGACCGAAAAGCAGTATGGCCTTATTAAAGCCCTATTTAACTACTCATTTAGTGCCATGACCGATTATGTGGAGAAATTTAAGATTGAGCATGAACTCTCAGTCGAGGAGAAACTCACCACTTTCTGGGCATCAAAACTCATCGAGCAGTTAAAAGCTGAGGGCTATGTTGCAGGCAAGAAACCGAACAATCCAGACACAGAAAGCAAGTGGGACTAATGATTACTTTAAGAGATGCAATTATCAGGGCTTGGGATAACACTCGGCCTTGTCCAGATGGTGTTAATGGGGGCTTTTGCCCATCATGCCTCTATGCAAGCCTCCAGCAGTTACTCGAGGAAAATGAACTAATCGCTAAGGCGTTGCGTCATGGCGAGTGAGTATGACAGTGGCTACACCTCAGCACTAACACAATTGCAGAATAAGTTACGCCAAGATGTAGGCATTAAGGGCGTAATGCTTGACCGAGTGTTAGAGCACATACAGGATCTCATTAAGCGATGTTCAGGCTGTGGAGGCTGGCTGTTTAGTGATGGCTCATGCTTAGCATGTGAGCAGTTAAAGGTCGAGATACCAGTAAAAAAGGCTGTGAAAAAGAAGTGAAACCATTTAGCCAAGAGCTTTACGATGCAGACGATGATGCCAAATTGCTTATGTTGGCATGGCTGTGGAAATACCAGCCAGACCTTAACTGGCGAGTCAATCCTGACCAGTACGGCATTGACTTAGTATGTGATAGCCACTGGACAGTCGAGGTCGAGGTTAGGCACTCATGGACCGGGCACACTTTCCCATTTGACACATTGCATTTGCCCTGGCGTAAAAATAAGTTTGCAGCTGATGGATCTTTCTTTGTTGTAATGAACCATGAGCGAGATTATGCGCTAGTGGTGGACTCATCATCAGTAGGTGCAGCGACAACAATTTGGAAAGATACCAAATACACAGCTCTAGAAAGATTTATCCAAATACCTTTGCATGAGTGTCTAACCATAAATCTGACACCAGGCACAGATACTATAAACACTCTGGGAAATGAAAAGACCGCCACAGATAGTGACGGCCTAATCAGTTAGCGGCTATGCCTCCCCAGAAATAAACACCAACTCTAGGTCCGAGTATAACGGACTGACCGACTCGTACTCGGTTAAACCACCGTTTGAGGGTGTATGACAGCCTGAGACGATACAGGCAAAAGACTCTTAACAGAGTAGAGATTAGGAGTGACTAGGTGAACCGAGCATCCCACCCAGCAACAAGTGTTCCTAATCAAATGGCGATGCTGTCAGTAATGACCCATGCGACAAACCAGACCATCCCTATACGGGCAAGACTGGGGCAAGGCTTAGTAATAGGCCATGCTCTGCCCACCCAAGCCCTACCAGGCATAACACAGGACATCATGATAAATAACCCAGACGAACTTATAGAAGCTTTAGACGAACTTATAGAGCAGATAGACAGATACCATGAAGCCATCAGAACACTTATCGAGGAACTAACTGAGGTGGCTACAGATGAGTAGAACAGGTAGCACTAGAGCATGGCGAGAGTTAAGGCTTAAGATACTGGCTCGAGATGCTAACACTTGCGCATACTGTGGGGCTGAGGCTAAGCATGTAGATCACATCATCCCGGTTGCTCATGGTGGCACAGATCATGAGGATAACCTGACTGCTGCATGTGCTCGATGTAATTTAGCAAAGAAAGATAAACCAGTGTCCATTTTTTTTAAGGCTGGGACAC